CATAATATAACTCCTGATTGTTTATTCAGTTACTATTCTACGCCATTTTCCGTTTGTAAGCAAGTACATCTCGCCATCAGGACCGACGGTCATACTTGCAGTCACATGCTTTTGTGTTCCTGGAACAAATCGTGGACCACAACTAATTGTGCCATCTGGTGGTGCAAGTTGACCATACTCAGTGCCAATGCGCAATTTGCCATTGTAACTAGCGGCTTCGATTTCTTTTATTACTTCGCACTTTTCGTTGTCAGGAAGAATTGCTGCAGCCGCTACAACTCCACCAGTGGCTACACCACCAGCAAGACCAAGATACTTGAAAAAATTACGTCTTGTTGCCATGATCAATTACTCCATTACGAATGGGAAGGTTGGGGCGGAGGAGGTGAACCCTCACAACGGCAGTCTGGCGGATTGTGTTGTCAACAAGAATAGTTGCACCCCAATAGGATTATTTAGCCACAGATTCGTAGACGGTTTGGAAGTCGCTCTGCTCTGCAACTTCTTCCTCATAATTACGCTTGTGGTAAACTTTCGCCAGTTTTCGACTCAATCTCTTGGGAAGTTCACATTCGTCCTGCATCTTCTGAAGAATTTCTTTAATCAGATCGCGCTCGGCTTCAATGCGAGTGAGTGAGTTTGAGATTTCCTGAAGGCATCCCAGAACCTTTGCTTTATCTACCTTCATTATTATTCTCCAAATGTCGAACTTGCTGCTTCGATCGCAATATAGTAAGTGATTGGAATCGACTTGTGCTTGAACTGAGCCAAACCCTTCTTTGCAATTGAAACATCATAAGAGCCATCAAGCAACTTAAAGTTTTCGACCTTCATCACAACACGGAAAGTGCTGCCACCTTCGACTGTACCAATTTCAATCTTAGACTGGTCGGCAGAATCATCCTTCACGTCAGTTGCGATAAAAAAGATTGAAGAGCCATCAGATTCAAAGACAAAATTCGGCGAACCAGAAATACCTGCAGAACGCTTCATCCAATCTAGATCTTCTTGAGAGATTGTAAATGAACAATCTGGTGCACCAAAAGTGATTGACTTATCAGGTGGTGTTACAATAACCTTTGGAGAACAATATTTGATATAGTCAGATTTCTTGTTTGCGCTGATGTTAAGTTTATCGTCGTCAAACGACAGGTCAGCATCCTTGTAAAGAGAAACCTTTGCCAAGAGTTTATTCAGATCATAAAGAGCAAACTCCTTGGGGAAGTTTTCTTCTACAGTGGCTTCAACAAAGATTGTTTTCAATGGTGAAATTGTTTTCAGAGTATTACCAGACTTAAATTGTAGACTCTGATTGATGCTTGAAAAGTTTTTCAAGACATGCACAGTATTTTCAGAAAGTTTCATAATTAACGACCTCATTTGCTTCAACACGATTATTATATAACGAATCAACCAACTTGTCAACTCTAACTGTTAACTCATCAAGAGAACAATTATTGTCCATCACAACATCATAATGTGCACCAATCCAAGCCCACTCACTAAAGTGAACTTCTGGATAAGCATTGCGCATTATTTCTTGTTTGTTATAGGTATTGCACTCACGAGCAAGGGCATACCACTCTGGATCTTCACCACGACGAACACGAATGACTTTACCGCCAGAATTTACAATTGCATTGATTTCATTTGGAAAACGAACATCAGCAATCACATAATTGTTCCATGGTGCTTGTTCGCAGCGACGCATCACAGTATGAACCCAGAGGTCAGGGTGAAATACATCCCGCCCTGCCTCTGTGCCCATTAGCTGGAGTGCTAATCTTGGTGAGAACTCACGACCGAACTTTTCTGACCACCATTTATCTGGCTGCTCGCGCCATGCTCTAGACCCTGGAGTGTCACCTTCAAGCATGGAACGATTCCAACCAAAGATCGTGGCACAGGCGTCTTTGACACTATTTGCATAACTCTCTTTGAAGAAGCCATGACGCTCAACCAAGAGATCTGCGATGGTTCCCTTTCCAGCCCCAATAAAGCCAACCAAACCTACAATCATAACAAAGTCTCTCTATTAGAGAGAGCCGACAAAGTTTGCAACGGCTGGCATATCACCAGTGAATGCATAGGTTCCGATGTGATGCGTCTTCATCCATGGGCAGAGCCAAATCTGACCACCAAGTTTACGCCACCACTGGCAGAACATATAGTCTTCAGACAAGTAACGATCTGAGCGACCATGATCAATTACTGTATCGAAATATGCATGGATGTAGCGAGTTCCATCAAAGTTTGCCTGACCAACGTGGTCTGGGCGATAACGCAATTCTGGATACGCTTCCTTGAACTTACCAAACACTTCGCGCTTGATGAGCATAAAGCCAGTGCCAATCTCAAGAACTTCAACAGGCTCAGCAACAGAGAACTTCTCAGTGCCAGGAACTGGATTGAAGACGAAATCGCCAGCAAGTTTTTCCATATCTGATGGTTCAATGTCTGGATGACGCTTGACGCCTTCCTTCACAGCACCCCACTTAATGGACTTCTTCGGATACGGACCACCGATAATTTCCTTATCAAGCGCAAGAAGAGCAACCACGTCGCGTGGATCATAATGAATATCTGCGTCGATGAAGAGAAGATGAGTAAATCCTTCAGCACGAAGGAATTCGTCGACGAGATAATTGCGAGCACGAGTGATGAGAGACTCATTAAAGATAAATGAGAAACGAACCTCAATGCCATATTGGGAACAAACGGACTGAAGATCAAGACATGACTTCAGGTACATCCCATGTGCCATACCACCATACATCGGTGTTGCTACGAACAGTTTAAATGAACGTAGTTTTTCTACAGGAACTTCAAGTTGCATAATTATTCACTCCAGTTGTAATATTTTCTAATATGGTCAATAATCTTAGACTGATCATCGAGATTTTCGTTGACCGCTGTCTCTATATAGTCCATGAGAGTCAGCGACCCCATGATATTCGAGATTTTAGTCTTACGAGAATTTTTGAATTTGTCATCTTGATCATCCTTGCGATCGATGTGACGCTGATCAAGAGTGCTATCTTTGACTTTAAGAATTAGAACTTTAAAGTCGTTTGGAAATTTCTCTTGGAGAAAATCAAGCATCTTACCGTTGAACAAACGATCGCCCTCAAAGATAACATTACCAGTTTCTAGAGAATCAAAGAAGGCAACAGCGTCTGGCTGAACTGCCATTGACAGACGATCAGTTCCCTGAAATACATTACCATCGTTTGCATATTTGCCAAGAATATAAAGATTAAGTTTCTTGGAATACATAGCATCAAGTAACTTCTGAGGCTTGATAACTTCCCAATCATCAGCCATTGAAATCAACTTAAACATCAGAGTAGTTTTGCCAGTTGCTGGCTCGCCACCCATCGCAATCACCTTTACCATAATGCCTCCAAACCTTCCTTCACTGGATGCTCATCATCGAACATCCAATCCATTCGTTCTATTCTACCTGTTCTCAGGAAGTAAGTAAACTTTTCTTTGTTAATTTTATTTCTTGGCGCAAGCCTTGCATCTAATGTTTCATTGCGTGCTTGCCATAAAACATTCCATTCAATGCCAGTCCACCCATCACCTTCTGCTTGAGTGATCTCTTCAGATTGACGATCGAGATAGTAACCAAGGTAACGTCCATGGTGTTCACGAAAGATTTTCTTGAATGAGCAAAGGCAAGTTTCCATCGTGAAGAAATCAATCTGATTCTTTAAACCAGGGAATCTTCCTCTTGTTTCTTCGAGAATGTCTTTCGCTTTACTTTCAAGGTCATCGCATTCTGCAGCAGTAAGTCTTGTATCGTACTTGTCATCTTCGCCGAGGGCAAGATGCAAGCCATTACGATGTGAGCGAGAGCCAGAATAATCAGAAAGCATGAGAGAAGTAGGTATGCAGTTAATGCCAGCAGTATGAGCGAGATGCTGCATATAAAACCAAGTGGAATAGCGACCAAATTTGTGAAGAGAGTTTTTAAGATTATTCCAAAGGTTGTCGAAAGTCCGTTGTTCGTTGTCGCCATAATATTTTTCTAGAACCTCACGTTGAGTTTTTTTGCCAATAAATTTTTGATAAGACTCGAACATGGCTGGCAAATGACCTTTGTTCCACTTTGTGTCTGTTTGATAGCGCAATCTAGTATAATTACTAGAGTTCCACCAAGTGATACGATCCACAGTGGCGAGTTCATAGTCTGGGAATTCATTTTTCAGAACCCATGCAGTTGGCAATTGGTAGGTGTTACCATAAAGCCATGCAAACCATAGACGTTCCTCGTCATTGTGTTCGTATCGCTGGTGGATATAGTTTGTCATCCATACCGCTGGATCGCAGTCGCCAAATTGCATTGACCACGCATACCAGCGGATGAATTGTTCACGTCTTATTTTAGTGACGTTCACTGACATTAAGCAGCACTGTGCATTTTATAAACAGTGTCCTTTTCTCCCTTTATGCAGGGCAACACATCAATCTCAACATTCAAATTGAGATGCTTGATTGTATCAGATGTGTCTTTAATCCACTGTTCTTTTTGCTCATGCGCATATTCTTCAGGAGTTCTGCAGTGGAAAATGATCGCACCCTTATCCATGCCTTCATTCTTCATATGCCGCAAAATATAGCCAAGTGCCTTGGCATGTTCAGCTTGCTTAAATGTTGCAGTAACAACAGAATATCCACTTGATTCTTTTTGGCGTTTGATCACAATCAATTCACGATCAGAGTATGTTGAAATTTGCCCAACTCGAGTCGCTGCACGATTTTTTTCGTAGTTATTTACGACAGTTTTCCAAACTCCAATCGCGGCTGCAGTTGAACCAAGAAGATCTGCACCACCATATGTTTGGATGGCAATATCTTTGGCGCGATCTCTGTCTTGATAATGCGAAAGATCCAAACCAATTCGATCAACTTCCTTTTCAAGATCGCGAACGCAATCTTCTTTTGTGGTAGACTTTGATAAGACAAACCCTTGTGGGTTCATCTTCAACCCAAAGAGATTGAAGTTAGAATCACGTTCTTCTTCTTTACCAAATGCGTCAACAGGGAGATAGATCACAGGAACCTGTTTCCATCCACGCGCTCGGCTTACTGCTTCACGAGTGTGGTGACCATTCAGCAAACGAGTAGAACCATCGGCAAGTCGTGTGGCAACAAGTGGCTTGATTTCTTGACGCGCCCTTTCAGGATGTTCTGTCATGCGACGCACAATTTCATCAACTTGGTGCTGATCAAGAGAAACACCCTTGACTTGGTTTTCAGTAAAGTTTTTTGCTTCAGCAATATCAACCTGTACAGAGGGATAAATTCCATTCTGTACGTCAGAAACAAGTTGATCAATCAATTCAACCCGATTGAGTTTCTTATCTGGTTTCGGAACAATCGTACCTTCGACTATTCCAATAAGACGCTGCATATCTGCAGGCTTCAACTTGACATTGCCACGATGTCCGTTTGATGACAGGTGATATGAAAGTTCACTATGACTGTTGACAAGATAGTCAATACCAAACCACTCTAAAGCAGAGATGTATTCAGATGTATCTTGGAACAGAGTTACTTTTTCGAGTTTACCTGCTGCATAATCTTCCCAAAATTCGTCAGATTGAGCAGAGGTGATGTATGAGGCTGGGTCTTTACCCTTATTATAATCCTTCATACCGATATACATCTTATGGGGAGCAATTTTTTTGCGAAAGATGTAAAGAATTGCACGCGAAGGTGCACCAACATTAGAGGTAATATTCATGATAAAATTTCCTTTAGTTACCCATCGTCTGGGTTGTTTTGTTAGTCGGAATTAACTAACAGATACAAGTATACATCATTTAAATGCAAAAGTAAACAGCAATTTTAAGTGATCAACAGGCGAGTTTCTCCGTTTACATAGATTTTTACACAACCACCTTTACCCCTTCGAGTAACTGCTTTTGCTATCTTTTCGTCTGTAAAATCATAATATCCATCGGCGAAATTGTTACCATTAATCTTGAACATGCTCAGCGAGCATCCACTTTTCTGCACTCCCAAGAATTTGAAGCCCATAGATTCATAGAATGGAACCGCATCGGGTTCAGCCGACACCCTGTAGTAACTGGTGCCAAGACCTTGCGCTCGATCAAGAGAATCTTGAGTCAGTATTCTTGCAACACCCTTACGACGATGTTTGGCAAAAGTATGAAGCAACTGAAGATTAAAGACATAGGGAGTGCGCTTTGATCGGGTGGTGATAATTGCACCCATTAATTCATTAGTATCCCAGCAGCCAATACAGTTATCCCAGATTGCCTGCATATCTGCTTTCGCCACAAAAGTCTTGGCAAAAGAGTCTGCTTTGTTTTCAGTTATATGCGCGACGAATTCATCGCGACTTGTCTCACGCAACGTCATGGAACTCGCGCTTCTTTTCTCCACGCTCTTTTGGATACTTGGTTTGTTGCCATCCATGATACTCATCCAGATTCCATACAAATGGAGGAAACTTGAATGTATTATTAGCGAGAATCTCACGAACTGAGGGTCCGCCATTCAATGCTGCATCCATAAACATTTCTACGAATCGAAACTGAGATTCTAATTCTTCTCGCTTTGTAGTCGAACGGAAGCAGCGGAACTCAATTGTACCAGTATGCTTCATGCAGTAAGTATTGATGGCATATCTAAATGGACGACCCATTGACACACCATCTTTGCCAGCAGCATGCAATTTGATGAAGTGATTGAAGTCAGTGGCAAGTTCAATAATATTGTCGCACATATATTCAGGCATTGGGCGACCACCATCAAACTTCAGATACATCTTTGCGCCTTCGCACTGCTTCATCTCAGATGTTTCATAGAATTGATAACAGGCTTGAATTGTATCTTCTTGATTGTCTTGAATGTATCCAATCAATCGTTTGAGTCCAGCAATATCATCTTTTAGTCCTGGAACAAACACATGAATATGACCGTGATTGACACAAGAAGCCGAAGGCTTGTTGCCATACTCAATAAACATGCTATAAAGTCTCATCACACGATCAACTTGTTCCTGCCAAGTCTTAGTTGGCATCATGTTGACTTCGCCGCCCATCCATGGCTCTTTGCCGAGTGGATCGCAAGCACGAAATTCAAACGGTGGATGAATGTTTACAATATCTGTCTCAGCATATTCCCACTTACCGAGAGTCGGAGGAATCTCCATACGACGATCAATATCACCCCACTCAATCTCAGCCCCATATGTAAACGTTGATTTATCGTACATGCTGTAGGTCCTTTGCGTTATCAATCAAAATAAGATGAGTACGAAAGACATTTTGCGCCACAGTGACATATTCATTCATACCAACCTCAACAGGATCTTTGAGGTCAGCGCGGATGGCAATGTCTTTCGTTGAAGTAATTATAACTCCATTGCGTAAAGAAGTAAAGTAAATTGGGCGTTTACCGTTGCGATAAAAACGCAATTGTTTTTCTTTATATAACTCAACAACAGCCATTGAAGCATCAGGAAATTCTACAAGAGGGGATTTATCTGCTTCCAAAGTATGAAGAATCAACTCACTGTCGTTTCGAGTCTTACATTTGTAACCATAGAGGCGTTCCCAGTTCTCTGGCATCTCTTGACTCACAACGCCATTGTGTACAATAGAAATATTCTCATTCCACAGCGGCTGATTGAACTCAAGATCAGAAGTAGAATATCGGCAGTGACCAATGAGATATAGATTACCGTCTTCATTCACACAATTGTTTAGATCGAGTGATTCTAAAAACTGCGTGGCTGGTTTAGCATCAATGCGAGTTTTGACTTCGCCATCACGCACCCAAGAAACACCAGTTGCGTGTAATCCGCGAATGCTAGACTCGCGGAAAACATCGGCAAGCATTACCAAATCACGAGAACTTGGTCTTTCAATATAAGCACCAATGATTGCGCACATATTAGGCGAACATATCTTCTAGAGTGGATTCTTTTCTATATGCTTCTGGGTGATACTTCTCAACCATTTGCTTTCCACCAACTCTTTCCAGATAGTCATACCATTCTTTTTCGAACCACATTCCCTCGGAAATACCGTTCCAAAGACGTCGTTGGAGTGGGTGTTCTTTGTTCTTTCGACGTGACTCAACATAATTATATCGATGATCTTCATATTCTTT